GTGAGAAAGGCGGCCCCTCTGGCTCGGAAGGATAAGAACGGTTTTCACAACCAACCCCACGGAGAGCACAAGCTCGCATTTGCGTTCAATGCCGACGGAACCAGGTGGTATTACCGTACCAAGTCGGGAGCATGGCGCAACATCGCCGACATCAATATCTATGGACTCCGCTACATTCTGGAGCGCCTGGAGAAAGAAGGGCGGCAATCCGGCAAGATCTATCACGTGATCAGCGAGGAGCTTGCGCTTAGACAGAAGCAGGAAGCAACGAGGAGATCCGCGTGATAGCGCCTGAATTACTTGAGCTCATAAAGCTCCTGCACCAAGAAGCCATGAATGCATATTGGGCGACGCACTGCCACTGCCCAGGCGAGTATCGGCCCGAGTGTAGCGAACCCCCGGGATGCTCGTCTGCTCGCCAGTGTCATCTTCAGGCCACGATAGACGACGCTATCAAAGAAATGGAGGCTCTCGATGTCAAATAACGGCCGCCTCATCGACGGGCGGGAATGGAAGCAACTATCGTTGACTGGAGGCAAGGGGAATTGAGGGCCCGGAACGTCAAACCAGCGTTTTTCAAAGATGATCTTCTGGCGGAATGTGAACCTCTAGCCAGGATACTCCTCACGGGCTTATGGTGCCTTGCCGACCGGGAAGGGCGCCTTGAATATCGTCCGAGACGCATCAAGGCCGAAGCATTACCCTATGATGATATCGACATCTGTAAGCTCCTGGACCAGTTGAACACGCGAGGCTTCATAGTAGTGTATAAGTATGGTGATGAAATATTCTTGGAAATTCCGGGATTTGCACAAGAACAAAGCCCTAACGTGAAGGAAGGTGCGAGCACCATACCGGCACCGTGCGAGCATGATACTTGTATGGTGCTAGTTTCCCCCCTTCCCCCTTCCCCCTTCCTCTTTCCTGATAACCCCCTTCCCCCTAACACGCCCAAGCGGGCGAGGGTGCAGGGCACACTGAGGAGATTTGGGGAGTTCTGGGATGCCTATCCGAAAAAGAAGGCAAAAGGCGACGCCGAGAAAGCCTGGGCCAGAATCAATCCGAGCGAGCTCCTGATAGACCAAATTCTATCAGCCGTACAGCGGGCCAAGACCTCGAAAGACTGGACCAGGGAGGACGGGAGATATGTCCCGCATCCGGCTACCTGGCTGAACCGCAAGGGATGGGAAGACGAATACCCGCAAGGAGGATCAAGTGGAAATGGCAATGGGAATGCCGAGAGCGCAGCAGCAAGCCATCAACACCCCGTCGATCTGTCCGAATAACATCTTGGATGAGCTCAACGGGATCCTAAAGCGTGTAAACGCGGAGGATCGCAAGGCCGATGCTGAACAGGGAGCGACCCCCGATGCTGAAGCGGCTGGGAAGGAATTTCCGGAACAGCCCAGGAGAAACCAGGAACCGATTCTGCGCTCGATAGGCGTAGGACGCAGGTACGTTACCTGCTCGTTCGACAGCTATGAGGGCAAACCACAAATCGTTGCAGCGTGCAGGTCTTGTGGAGCGGATCCGTTCGATCTGGTCCTCACGGGTGACACGGGAACGGGGAAGACGCATCTGGCGGTAGGTGTTCTGCGCGAGCTGGTGAGGAACGGACACATCCGCGACGCGGACGACGCCCGCTTTGTTCCGGTACCCGAGCTTCTGGCTGACATTCGCGCTTGCTACAGGCCTGGGGGACCGGACGAACGGGACATCATGGACAGGTATTCGCGTCTCAAGTATCTCGTCTTGGATGATCTCGGCGCAGAAAAGACCAGCGAGTGGTCGATCTCCACCCTGTATGTCATCATCGACCGAAGATACAGGGACATGAGGCCAACGATCGTCACCACCAACCTGTCAATGAAGGAGATTCCTGTCATCTTGGGTCAGAGGATATCATCGAGACTCACCGGTGGCAAGATCATCGAAATTAAGGCAGGAGACTACCGGGCCAGGAGGTTCGAAACATGATCGACATCGAGTTGAAAGGTGTGAAAGAAGCCTTGGAGATGTTCGACCCTCAAAAGGTCATCGCGGCTGCCAGGAGATCCGTAGACCGAATAGCGAGCTCGGGAATCACCCACGCCTCCAAAGAGATCCGGAAAGAGTACAACATCAAGGCCAAGGACCTCAGGAAGTTCCTCAGGCTGTCTGTACGGCCCAAGGGTTATTCGATCGAGGCAGTTATTACCGGGACAGGCCTGGGCCTTGCCCTTGCGAGCTTTGACGCTAAGCAGGCGGGAGTTAGCACCGCAAAGGGTTCGTTTCGGTATACGAAAAGGGCCGCTCGAAGCGGTGGGCGCCAGTTCGGCGGGGATGTGACCGTCCGCGTAAAGACCAGTTCCGGCCGGAAGGTTGTAACAGGGAAGCACGGGAACAAGCCCTTTATTGCTCGGATGAAGTCGGGCCACCTGGGAGTATGGGTCAGGCAGGATGAAGCTCGGTTGCCGATTGAGCAGCTCTTCGGTCCCGGTGTCGGAGGCCTTTTCGGGACAAAGCAGATCAGGGACAGTACCCAGAAACACATCAATGATACGTTCCCCAAGGAATTCCGCCACAACCTGGATTACTACCTCGGGAGGAAGTCATGAAAGAAGCGGGTCCTTCCTGGGATCGGGGTACTCACGACTGCCAAGAACGCGAGGATTCACTACTTTTGAAGAAATTCCATGATGGAAAAATGGAAGAGCCCGAAAGGATTGCAGCAAACATAGAGCTCCAGCTCGAGGATGTGGTGAAGGAGTTTGACGCAATCCTCCTGGATGAGGGCCGTTGCCGCGGCTGGTTCATGAGGAAGCTGCACCCGGCCGGTGTTGCCTGTCCATCTTGTGGTCGCGGTCTCACGAAGAAACAGCAGGACCTGTTCTTCCTGGGCAAGAGGGTAACGTGCAAGGAATGCGGCCGGTGGTTCAACGAGAGGACCGGGACGATATTCTCCGGATCACATCTAACCTATGTAGAGGCGATGCTCCTCATGTTCCTCCTGGGCCTCGGGCAGCCGGTGCGGATCATCGCGAGCATACTGGGTTACGACGAAGAGACGGTGAGGATCTGGCGGAAGAAGTTCGAAAGGGGACAGTGACGAGAGCATGAAGGTGATCCAGCCTGAGATAGCCGGCGAAACCGGCGAGGCCTTCTTCAAGAGCCTGCACGTAGTGGTGCAGTACCTGGAGCAACAGGGCTACAAGATCAAGAAGTCCTCGATCTATAACCACCAGGCTGCCGGCAAGATCAGATCGACAAAGGACGGGCACTATCTTCTGGCCGATGTGGAGAAGTATGCCCAGGCACACCTGAAGCTCTCCGACGGGACGCCGTCCGGCAAGCAGCTGCTGGATGCATTCCAGAAGGAACAGGCCGATGCTTCGCTCCGGGAAAGGAACGCTCGGGCCCGGCTCCACGAGCTTAAGGCGGGGGCACTCGAGGGGAAGCTGGTTCCCCGGGAAATGCTCGAGAGCGAGCTCGCTGCCCGGGCAGCGATCTTCAGGGCCGACGGCGAGAATTTCTTCCGCGGCCAGGCAGCTGCCATGACCAACATAGTCTCCGGCGATGAGACGAAGGTGCCGGACCTTGTGGCCTTCTGTCTTGACGCCCTCGAGGAGTGGCTCTCCCGGTATCTGCAGAGGGATGAATTCAAGGTCGATATCGATGCCTACGAACGCATCTTCGAGCAGGCCGGGAATGACGAGGACGAGGATCTTCCGGAGAGTGACGATTGATAATGTCCTCCACGATGCAGAGCTCGGCCAGGGGCTATTATCCTGACATCGCATCCCTTCCCTCATTCATCCGTTTCACGGACGGGGAGAGGCGGGCGTTCAGGGCCCGCGAACGGGACCCGCGAACGGGCAGACCTCTGACGGTCTCCCAGTGGGCCGAGCGTTACCGCATTGTCGTCGGCGGCGCCATGCCGGGCCGCTGGCGGAACAGCGTAACCCCCTTCGCGGTCGAGCCCATGGATTGCTGGTCGACGCCCTATATTCGGGAGATCTACCTGTGCTTTGCTCCCCAGGTCGTAAAAACGCAGATCGCCTTCAACTGCTTGGGCTACGCCATTGACCAGGACCCGGGCTCCGCCATGTATGTTATGCCCGACGAGAAGGTGACGAAGAGGATCGCCCGCCGGCGTATCCTCCCGATGATCCGGTCCACGCCGCGGCTTGCCTCGCTCCTCTCTCCCAGGTCGGACAATACCACCACGCTGTCGATCAGGTTTGTGAACGGAATGGACCTGATGATGGCCTGGGCCACGTCGGTCGCGGAGATCTCCTCGGAGGATGTGAGGTATTTCATTGGTGACGAGATCGCGAAGTGGCCGGGCTACTCGGGCGCCGGCGAGAAGAAGGAGGCGCATCCCTGGTACCTGGGGAAAGTGCGTACCAACACCTATCCTCATACGAAGAAGATCCTGGGACTGTCCTCGCCTGGCGCTGCACCGTGCCTGATTACCGAGCTCCTGAGGTACGAAGCAGACGAGGTCCGGCGCTTCGAGGTCGCGTGCCCGATATGCGGACACCGGCAGATCATGGACGCGGACCACATCGTGGCCCTGGATGGCGAGAGGGATCCCCGCGTGATTGTCCGGAAGAAACTGGGGAGATACTCGTGCGATCGCTGCGGCATCTTCTGGGACGACTACATGCGCAATCAGGCGGTTCTGAAGGGGTCCTGGGTGTCGGGTACGTTTAACTCGGATGGAGAGTGGCATCGCACTGAGGCCGTTGTGCGGCCGACGGCGGTGGGATTT